CATCATCATAGGCAAATCCATATTCAAAACCAGAACAGCCACCGCCAGTCACATGGACACGGAGACAATTGCCATCCGCTAGACTTTGTATTTTCTCTACCGCAAAATCAGTGAGATTTAGAGCCTGGGGTGTATATGACTCTACTGTCACTTTCGGTCACGCTCATCCACTATGAACTGTTCAAAGTTATCATGGTTTTGCCTATAGACATTTGCTTGCCAATCTTCGGAAGGAATGCCAACTGGAAGATCCTTGGCTTTCAGACATAAATCAAAGGCTAGTTCTCTATTGTATAAAGCAATATCACGGCATTGCTCTTCAATCCAAGGGATGTCATTGTTGCTATATTGAACTACCTGAGCCGCTAACCATTCTGCTCTTTCTGTCATGTCTTCTATGGAGTCAAAGGAATAATCAAATATAGGATACTGCTTGAATCCCAATTCTGTCAATGCTTGATTATGTCCCGGCGCACCCATGATAAGAAATGGCTTCATTCTCAGTATGGGCTTCAAAGTCTTCTCCGTAAACCGGATAGCAAACTCACCCTCTGTCTCTGTTACCACATCTATCAGACCATCATTGTATGGACCTATTCCCATACGATATAGAGATGATGTGCTCCAGGGAAGTGTTTCATTATCCAGAATCTCGTCCAGAGTATACCCTTGGGATATATTGGAGTATATTGCAGTGTCACTTACTAGCCTATTGCCCTGTGGAGTTATAACTCCCATCTCTATGAAAACTTCCATAAGGATATCACGGTGAGGTCTAGTCCTATTATTGAAACAGGTGAATAGCTTCGTTGGAGTTTCAGTGCGTATCGAGTACCAATCGTGAAAGCCTTCGTCAAACATACCCGGTATGTTTCCACATGCCATGAAGTAATCATGCCAATTAATAACATTGATACCCTCATATTTCTCTGGTATCAATGTCCGGTAATCGCCTGTGACCAATGTAATGTTATCACACTTTATACATTCTCTAATTGGGCTTTGATCAAATGGAGAATGATCTGACTCACCGGGATACATCAACAAAAGTTCATCATCTACCTCAAACTCATGTGTGGCTAAAAATGCTTGTGTCAGGAGAAACACCATACAACCACATGATTTCTCATCCGGATTTTCTTTGTATAAGACGGTGCCTACAGCTTTCTTTAAACTACTACATACACAACGGACATTAGCGAGATTTATTCTCAAATGCTCTGGCAATCCAGGTTGATTGGACCAATCAGGTCTAGGAAGATCATCCAAACCTACAAGAACACCATTAAGATATATCATGCCTGGGGTATTAATCGTCATAATCTCCGTTACGTTGAACTGTAAACGGATTGCCTCTAGGTGAGAATGGATTGGAGTGAGCCGCTACATCTTTGTTTTGATATTCAGCAACAGCCGCAATGTTGGCAGCCTGTACTGCAATCTGCTCTCGTTGCTTCTCTAGCTCCAAGAACTGCTTATCTTCATCACTCATCGTTGGGAAGTCCAGTATGTTGGTCAAGTTGTAGTCAGCTGGATCAACAGCCGCACTTGGCTCTGGAAGTATAATCTCTTCTGGGAATTGGTCTTCTTCTGTGTCATCGCTCATCGTTTCTTTCCTTTATTTGGATTAGGTTTAAACTCTCGTACTACTCCAAAGTAGATAATGGGAATAATCCACCATGGCACACTACGCATTCTTCTCATCGTGTATTCCCACTCAACTCCTTCTGGGTCAACCCATGTTGTGTGGTAGCCTGCCCATGTTAGGGACTTGTAGAATTTTATGGTACCTCCGAATCGCATATATTTATATGCACACCAGAAATAACAATTGGATGGTAGTTTAATGTTTAATTCTCCTTGCTTCTGTTCATCCATTGTCTAGTCCAACTATCTGCGAACCAACCATAGTACAAATGGTTGTTGTGCATTAAGTCTCTTGCTCTACGCAAAGACTCTTTGGGTGGATTGTGGTCATGTATATAATGTTGGTATATGTGATCGTTTCCTAAAAACTGTCTAGCCAGTCCTCTTAATGCCCACATATTCTTTTCTCTGTTTACTGTCTCTTCTTCAGGTAATGTCCAACACTGCTTCAGAATATCAAGTCCTTCGAAACCGGCACTCATTCTCAATCCAAATTGACCCCATGTATCGCCTAGTTGTCGACCAGCGTCATCGAATCTCTTTGGTAAGTAAATCTCTCTCCGAATTCCGGGTGGGTGAAGTAAAAAAATAGCTTTGGGCTTTAGCAAAGGCACCCAGTGCATAGCTACACGAACACATGCATCTAATGAGCCACCTGGCTGACCTAGATTTACTACGTTCTCGCCGGTTATTGCTTTGAATTTCGCTGGTATGGTATTCTTCTCAAACTCTCCCACACCAAACATATTGGAACATCCGAGAAACATAACACAATTAGCATTCAACTCGGATATCTTTTCACTTGATAGGGAATCACCTCTGAATCCAAATTCATTCAGCCGATATAATATCTCAGTGGGCTTGCCATTCCTATACCAACCAGCGGCTTCAAGTTCTTTCTTCTCTTTGGGTTTCCCTAAATTATGGTTGAATCTATGGAGGGTGTCTGCAGGAAACCAGTGAAGAATGTGATTGAGATTTGGATCTGCGTCATCATCGTGGTTGGCACTGCTAGATGCGTAGATATTTGTGTATGCGGGGCGCGTCAAATGCTGGTTCTCATGTTATAGAAATTTTGCTACTTCTTCAATTTCAGCCATTCAGCTGGTGATATCTTCTTAGCGTGTAGTATTATATATGCGTACAATTCTTCTTCTAAATATAGGTCGTGAGGGCTGATAGTCTGATCCCATCCATGTATCTCATTGTAATGAATGACAGGCATTTCGATTGAATAGTCTACACTAAATCCATGCTTAGTAGATGATATATATTCGTCCAACTCTTCAAATCTTATGTATCTAAGTTTAGACAGTAGGTCATATTGTTTTGTGAATTCCCATTTCATCCAGGGCTCCACTGGATTTATGTACGGTCCAATATTGGGAACTAACCAGGGTCCACAGTGTTCCTCTATTAAAGCCCTGCACATTAAATCTTTTGAGGTATGGGAGACTTTTACACTTTTAGCAATCTCTTTAACTATGGTAGCTGTATTATTCATCACATTTCGTATTATTTGTACAGCCATCACTGAACCAGACTTAGACCTATCTGCCGGTTTGCGTAGTACTATGATAGGATTAGGTGCATCCAAACATGTTTTTAGTGAGTGCTTATTTCTGTCGGGTGCTGGAGAAAAATACTGCATCATAGATGTGGAACCACACCTAGGTGCCACTATTATACTATAATGATTATCTTTGCCAAACAGAGTCATCATAACATCAGCTAATCACCTTGGATGAATCTCTTCACCCAGCCTTCAAACATGTTATCATCTAATAGTCGCTTGCCTGCATCCTCGCCAAGTGATTGTGAAAGGTATTCCTTCATTAAACATAACACCGTTGTGTGTCCTGTTAATACACCTTGCCTGAAACCTAGCTTATAGGATGTATAGCCGCAACCTGCAACAACTAACAGCATTAACCCTGCAATCTCATATGTAATCATTTGCGCCATTTCTCTGTTATAATACTGTAAATTTCTTCCCAGTCTTTAACTAGGGTAGCTGGTCCATTATAATCCATATTGTGACCGTGTTCCATCAATAGGGGCTTTAGTCCGAATGACATACCAACTTCAGCATTCTTTATCTTATCTTCGACCCAGTACGCACCTTTGTATTTATAACTCAATTCAGATAGAATATCGTCTTTATCGTCACCACACCCTAGAATGTGGAATTCAGTGAAAGTCTCTCGACCGAATAGCTTCTTTAGGTTTTGAATCCTTAGCTTCTGAGCAAATGGATCACTGCTCATGCTGGTGACAGCCACAAACTTGTACTGATCTTTCTCAGCCAGTTTCTTGATATAGTGTTGGGCATCTCGCAGTGGAGGCAGAAATCCCATAGCCGCACTAGCATTAAATTCCGTGACCATGGTCTTACCATATGCTTTGTCAAAGTCGAACCACCGGTCAATGCTGTATCGTTGCTTGTAATCTGCCGCGGGAGTGTACCCTTTGTGTTGCATCCAGACTAGAAACGCCTCTTCCCAATCGAGGCATACTCCATCACAGTCTATTAATATCGTCTTCATTACTTCCTCACACTTAATTTTAGGTCAGCCAACTGCAATTTCTCTCGGTCGATGGCTCTTTTTATCTGAACATACTTCTCCAGACTCATATATGGATCCCGGAGCATTATCTCCAGCCTGAGAATCTTACTCTCAAGTCCTGCTTTTAGTCTTTCTCTCATCACTTTCTCTCATCAATTTGTACAGCTATTATAACACACTGGTGCCTAAAGTCAAGCATTATTTAGGGTTTGCCACCAGTATGGTGTTTCTCGGTGTTTCCAGTTTGCCAGTCTCTGCTTTTCTTGAATGTAATAGTTCTTATAACTGGCAATTGAATCGCCGGGGATCTTACAGTCATCGGGCATAGCTGGTGGTGGCTCAGTAAATGCATTATCTGATATATTACTGGGCGGGTTGGTGAGTTGTGGTATCAGCCGAGAGGTGGAGTGTACTTTACCATATCGGTGGGTGTATTCGTCTAGGAGTTCTACAAACAAGCGAAATAGCCATTCATAGTTGGCTTTGCTTGCCCTAGTCCAGATTGCAGAAGGATGATTGTTGTGTGTTGCTTTGTATAGAGTGGAATCTAACTCTTCCGTGGGTGAACGCCAACGCTTAATGCGTCTGCCAGCCCTGTGTTCTATGTACTGATCACCATCTAGTTGGCGGTGTGCAGTGGACATAAGCTGTGCATATTCGACAATCATTTTTACCACATGCTTATCGAAATGCCACTGCGCGGCTTGCTTTGGTTCTTGATCAAGATAAAATATGTTCATATGCCACCATCTCTTACATCTTGCAGGATGTCATACACCAGTGACTGATTGCAATCGGTAATTTGCATGAGTTCATTGCGTAACGCACCCCAATCTGGATAATCTGGTGTTTCTATCCAATCTTGTACAGCATCAAATACGTCGGTGCGTAGTTCTCCGTAATACCAGGGTTTAGATGTCATCTTTATTCTTCAATCCTTCATAGTGTACAGGAACAAATTGCTCGAATACTCTCCAGAGGTCCTTGAATCGCGCCTCACCGAGTTCTTTAAGACCGAGCATTGCATTCATTCGCTCGTCTTCTGACATATTCTCCATTGCATAGTAGACCAGATCAATGTCATTAATGGTTAACCATGCCGCCATTATCTTATCTTCAAGATCAATTATCGTATTTTCTTGTGAACGTAACTTAATCATATATTATACCAGTGGTTAATATACTATTATAACAGGAAAGGTTAGTCGAGTCAAGCGGCAATTGGCTCTCCGCGCCAGTTCAGAACTTCACCGGACTCAGTGAGTAACTGGCAAAGATAATCTGACCGCTCACCACCACTCTGAATCCATGTCTCTTCTTTTTGGGTGATATTGCCATTCCGCATATCAGTGCTACGAGTTGCATTGAATACACCTTCGATGGCGGTTGGAGTGAGAATGATAGGAGAATCCCACTCTTCACATGGTACTGGCTTTCCCTCATCTAAGAGTTCATAGCCAACTGGGTACTCTTCCCAGAAATCATCATAAGTCATGACAGCGGTACCAATAGACTTCCAGAAGTCGCGGTCTTGCGCCTGGGCTATGGTCACATTCTCAGTGACGTATGTATTACCGCCCTTGTACTTCCATCGCTGAGGACATTCACCCTCGCCGTTCCAATCATGTGCGCCATAGTTCTCGCGTATTTGAGTTTGAGTTACAATTTTCATTATACACTCTCCACAGTGAAGTATTCAGCAGTTAAACGAGTGACATCAACTTGGGCGAACCCAGTTTCAGTCTCGCTAGAAGGAGTTAACAGGCGACAAACCTGCCCAATATCCATGCTTACCGCATCATCGAACATGTTTACTATAACATCTTTGCTTAAAGTCATTTCTCTTTCTCTCTCTCATTACTCGATTTCAGATAGTATTATAACACACTGGCAGGTAAAGTCAACCTTTTTCTTTGGTTTTGACCAGTTATTTTGCATATAAATAGTGCTATTGTTACCTATTTTATGAGTATATCATGGCTAGAGCCAGTCGATTCTTTCTATTCCAACGCAAATCCGAGTTCTGGATAGTCGATGAGAATAGCCTCCAAACAGTACCTAAGCCACGCGAGTTGATCATCAAACTATCATCGGTTGAGGCATTGCGCGATTACGTGGTTCATTACAATAAGAAAGACTTCCCCATAGTGGACAAATGCCGAGATAGGACTGAATGGCATACTCCTGAAGGTCGTGAGCGAATCAAAAAAGCCAAGCTAGGTAATAAGCATCCATCCAGAAAGAATGGATGGACCGACGAACATAAGCAGAAAATCAGTGATACTATGACCGGCACCAGACAAGGAGAGTTTAATCCTATGTATGGGCGTAAACATAATGCAGAGACAATAAAATTGATTAGGATGAAGGCTTTTCAACGTCCCAAAAGAAAATGGTGCGTTGAACCGGATGGCTCGCGGCACCTTGTATTACTTGAGTTCAAACTTCCAGATGATTGGCAATGGGGCAGAGAATATGACCCCTATCGCCCTAAGCCGCAGATTTCTTCTTAGTAACTCTCTTCTTCTTAGCTTTCTTGGCGACTGGCTTGTTGTATTCGGTGATACCCAATGGGGCAAGTACTGCTTCTAGTTGTGGATATTCAGCCAACAACGTGCCATCTTTCATAGCAGTGAGAATGCTTGCCTCTTTTGGATGTACTGCTTCTAGTACCTGAACCCATACGGTCTCTCGTTGAGCCTGTTTTAAGTTATGGATATTGGCAGTGGGATCAAAGAATCCCTTGATTCTGCGCCACTCTAGTTGAATGGTAGAATTGGACATTCCAGCGGGGATATCTTTCTCTAACTTGACTGTGTTTGGCATACCTTCTGGTATGCCCCAATCGGCTTTGATGGCACCAACACCATGTCGTACCAATGGTACTAGTGACTGATTCGTACTTGCCCATTGCTTTAGTCGGGCGGCTTGTTCTGTAGCACCACTGACTGAGAACACCCAATCAAAACCCTCATTAGTTTGTCTAAATTTCATCATTTACTCCATTATTTATTTGGCTTACCGTAGTATTTATACTAGAAATCTTCAATGACATCCATCATACCAGTCAACTGCTTTGCTACGAAATAGCCAAATAAGTCTGCTCGACCCTTGCCTTGTTGTGCTTCATATGACTCCACAATGCCATCTTTGATCTCTTGAGGAGTCATTGACAGGTCTACCAGTCTTTTGTTGCGCTTGTAGCCATGAGCCATCTCACCAGTCACCCATTCAGATGGCTGTTGCTTCTTCCACTCTTCTTTCAGAACAGTGCGAATAGGACGCTGTCTTTTAGACTCTGTAACAAAAGTGTCATCGTCTGACAACATGTTAGGCACACCATCACCTCTGTCGCCAATGATAATATGCTCCATCAGTACATTGTGAGCCGGTTCGGTGATCTTAATCATCTTCTTCTTGCCGGGGCTGTACTGTGACACATTAGGAAACTTCTGCAACTGGGCAAAATCGTGATCACCAGATATAACTAGAAATGGTTCAGCAGATGCAAACAGCTTCCCCTCAGTACTTGCTGTCTGGCTATACTCTGCTAATGCACCAACCACATCATCAGCTTCAGCCCCATGTATGTTAATCACAGGATAGGGCATGAACTCGTCAATCTCATCACGCACCATGTTCAATGCGTCAAATATAGATGACCAATCTAATCCACTATCATCACGGGACTTCTTACGACCCGCTTTGTAGTGTGGAAAGACTTCTCTGCGCCAGTAGTGTCTATTATCACACGCAATTACTATCTCACCAAACTCTTTGCCATATCTGTTTTTATAGCTACGAATTGAGTTGAGTATCATGTGACGGATGAGTGGGACATTGATATCCACAGATTTATCTTTACGATGACCTATTTCTGCCATGAAATTAGAAATGGAGACTTGACTATAATCAATAACAATCATATCGGTAATACTCCTGCTTCAACTTCATTAGGATCAAAGCCCCAACGATATCCAAGATCAGGATAAAACACACCTTTAGAACGCTTTGGGTTACCATCGGAGTCATAAGCTAGGGTCATGCATGTCCACTGAGTTGCGTTATCTGCATTGGCACCGTATCTATCATCGATCCAGTCACCACTTCTGAGATACGCTTCCATGTGCCGAATGTAACCAGTGCATGAGGCTGCTTTGGCTATTGCACCTTTATCACCGGCTTTAGCACCACGATTGAACTCGGTGAGATATTCTTTCTGAGTCTTGATCCACTCTCGGACGTTCACCAGACTAAATGTCTCATCGTCATCTAGGGCGACAACAGATGGGGCGATACCTGCGTAGGTGGGAGGATTATCTCTTTGACGCTTTTCTCTAGCCAGTTTGAGCCGTTCGCCAGCTTGGGCTCTTTGCTCTTCTGACATAGGCTTGCGCTTCTTGCGTACTTTCTTAGCTTCTGGGCGAAACTTTTCGTACTTGTCTTTAGCCATGGTGAAATTCCTATTAATTGTTTGTTTACAGTATCTATGTTAACAGGAACAACACCATGTGTCAAGAGGTTAAACTAAAGTTTTGATAGAGGATACTCTGATAGAACGCCAATCTTTCTTCACAGTGTCAAATACAGTCAATGTGTCTTGATTGCGCTGGAGTGCCACCGCTTCATCGCCATAGATTTCTTTGAGGATACTGGGTTGTATCGTTGCTTCCATAACACGCTCTGTGCCATCGACTTTAGTGAATGTAACAGTGCGTACACCATTGCTTAGACTTTCAATGTATGCTTCTTTACTCATAATATAATTCCCCTTCAGGATTTAACGCGGGCTCTTAGGTCGCTGGTTGAAAAACGATGATCTCGTTTATTAAAATATAGTGCGATACCTCTATCCTTGCAGATTGTGGCACCAGTAAAGTCTTTTTCTCTATATTCTTCACCTAGTATTCTAACATTAATATCGTACATTGTCAAGATATCTTCTAAATCAATTTCATTACCATATGGTATAATCTCATCCACATAGCGAACGCCATTTAACTGGGTGTATCGCTCTACCACTGTCTGAACTGGCTTGTTCTTATTTTTTCTATCGGTAGATGGGTCTACCTGCAACCCACATATTAGATAATCACATTGCGATTTTGCATCTCTGAGCATTTGCACATGTCCAGCATGAAGCAAATCAAAGGTACTGCATGTGAAGCCTGTAATCACTTGAGTATCAGCCCACTAGTAAACTCACGGTATGAACTAACTACGTCTTTATGAACTTCAGCCACAAATACCACATTAGTGGTGTAGAAAGAGCATTCATCTGCCTCTTCACCGCTTGTCATACTCAAACCACGTGCGAATCCCATGCCAGATTCACCATGAACAACCATCCGTGGATCTTTTAGTGTGATCTTGCCATCCTCTTCGCTTACAAATTTGCCGATGAACTCACCGACGGTCGATACTACTGATATTACATCATTCACTTCTACTGACATTATTATGTTTCCCTTTTGTCTATTAGCCAACCTAGTTTATTTCTCAAATTCCTGTCCAGTCTGTTCAACTGGTCTACTTCCGTATCACTTAATTTTGATTCAGCTACTACAACCTCCGGGGTTGGTTCTGGTTTTGCGTCCATCATAAAATCTTCAACAGTTTCAGTAGCATCATCACCGAGGAACGTCATCGACTCACCTCGCCTTTCCATGAGACTCATGTTGGCTGATATGACTAGCAGTATAGCTAACGGATCAAACACTACTACAAGTAATAGTATCACGAATCGCACCGCTTTGTCAAGTAGTTCCTTGTCGGAATCACCATATATTAATTCAGCGATATATTTGATAGGTCCCACTTCAACTTCAATCACCAATTGTTCTGTCTCAAGCACTAATTTGCTTGATAGGAGCGTCTCCATTGCTTCACCAGCGTCATCAATAGATAAGTTGAGTGTCTGTCTCTCTAATGATTGTGACTGACGTACAGCTAGGGATCCTTCAGCCCCTCTTATTCTATCGTAGTCAATGAGCGTCTGTACAGCTTGGTCCAGCTGTCCGATAACTTGTTGAGCATCATCTACGCGCCTTTGTTGTTGCGCTAGTCTGGCATCGATCCTAGCTATCTGGAGAGACTTATCACCCGTTGTCACCGAGTGTTCTAAGTGTGCTTTGGACAGATATCCGTAGATTCCCATAGAGGTGATGACGGAAAGAATAATGACCGATGCAGTGAAATAGGTTCTGAGGAGAAACCCGGCTTTCTTCCAGTTTCTATATAGCCATGAGGCTGTGACCAACTTAGCAAGTTCTAATACAATACCCATAGCCATGATGGGTATTTTGACTGCGGGGAATATAGCCATCAATCCAATAATGGAAAAATAACCCGCTACGGCAGATACTGACAGCGCGGATACAATTAATAATACTAGGAATATCATCTAGGACTCCACTTGATTGGTACGAATTCAGCGAGGTGACTTCTACGCAATCTGATATTCAACATATCATTCAGACATCGTGGGTCTTCGCGGCATTGCCACTGTAGAAGAAGTTCCTGCATCTTAGCATAGGACTTCTTCTCATATTCCACCAGAGTATCTTTGATAAGATCACCTTCATATTCTAGTACGGCATTGCCACTACCAAAATACTTTTCATATTGTTTAATAGGTTTACACGAGTATCCAATGTAGTATCTTCCATCTGGGAAGTATGTACAATATACCCTATGTACTTTCTTTTCCGCGGGTTTCTTCTTCCGCTTCTTCTTCACTACTTTCTTCACTGCTACCATCTTCTAATACACCTGAATCATCATCTAGTGTACTATTTATATTCTTTTTCCCGAATATGGAATCCCAGTTATTGTCTATCTGTTGTTGATTTTCTCTACGTCTTCCACTTCCTTTACCACCATGCCAACCTTTCATGCATTTCCTTTGTACATATAAAATGTCCAGAATAGACGATTTCGTTTCTCCACAACTGGATATTTACATGCTATCTCTTTGTTATCGTATAGTTCTTTAGAGAACACTATCTGCTTTTCAAACAGTATCTCCCAGTCATCACCATACGTTTCGTTAAATGCTTCATCTATCTTATCTCTGTCACTGAAACTCAGGACAGCAGAATAGAATTCACCACCGGTATTGAGGTATTTCTTGGAGTCTTTGACAGCCGCAACTGTCAACTCCCATCCATTTTCTGGTGTAGGGACATTCTTAGGAAACCATGTAGTTATGTCTGCAATCTCTTTAGCACAACCACTGATGTCACTAGCAATAATGTCAAATTTTTGGTCTGTGAGATTGGAGTATATGTCGCTTTGAAGGACTTGCATTTCGACATCATTGGAAGCACAATTATCCTGCGCGTATTTCACATGACCATCATATATGTCCAATCCAATGCAACCATCTGCACCGTTTTTCATAAAGTGAATCCCTACTGCACCAACTCCACACCCTAAATCCAATATGGTCTTCCCTACTGGATCGATGTTTTGTGCAAAGAGTTTGGTAACAGTATTTGGTTGAAAACATTCATCATCTATAGCTAATTCCATATCTAGGAATTTCAACATACTCTTCTCGCTTTATTTTATAAGCACCAACTAACTTTCTTGTCACCAAAGTATTCCCTGGCGTACCCATTTTCTAATAGCGCATACCGCAGACTAACTCCATCAACGATTACATCACCTAACACTCGACCGCCATATTTATCCCATGATAAGATAGCAACTTCGATCTTTTTACCTGAAGCCAGCATGTCCTTGGTGAACTGAGATGCTTCTTCTCCCAATTTCTTTTCTACATCACAACTACCACGCCAGCTTTTCTCTGGTGTGTCTACGCCGAAAACTCGTATGCTTAGTTCTTGCTTGAGTGGTGCAGGTAGAAAGTTGGCTTCAAATGCAACAGTGTCACCGTCAATTACTCGGGTGATAGGGAAGTCATAGATTGTCATCTCTTTCTCTTTGCCAACGGCAATAGCACTAAAGATAGCAAATAGAATTGCGGTAGTAAATATAAACGTCTTTTTTAAAGTCATTATTTCTCTTCTATATTGATTAGTAGGAACTCATATTTATACGACTATTCGTCCCTCTGTATATCCTCTTCACTCGTATCAGACCCATACTGGATCTCTATGATGTGGCATGGAGATCGATAAGGATTGCTTATTTGATGCCACTCGTTTGCTCTTACAGTGAATACATCATCCTCTCTGAGGTTGTGCATGGTGTAATCTGTTCTCTTGCCTTTGCTATGCTTAACTGTGCATTGACCTTGACTAACGAACCAGATTTCACTACGCAAAAAATGCTTCTGATAACTGATAGATTTGTTAGGCTGAATCACCAATTCCTTGACTTTGATTCTGCTATCTTGAAGTAGAATTTGATATCTACCCCAATCTCTCTTGGTATTATTGCCCTCTGACCATTGAGCCAAAAGTTCACTACTGCTACCAGACTTTCCTCCACCAACATCATATCTAAACTTGATGTTGGTGGAGGAGATAGAGTTTTCTGGAGTATTAGTTATGCTTCTATCGCCACCATTAGCGAATATATACTCCACCTGACCAGAAACTGGCATATTCATCACTTGACATATCAGGTCAATGGCTGTATCGTCCGAGTCATCAAATGATATAACATCATCTACACCTTCAGTAGCCATCAACATACACCAGCGATCATCAAAACACATGAATGACCTGCCTTTCTTGCGAGTCAACCACTCATCTGAATTTAGACCGACAATTAACCAGTCGCCCATGGCTCTAGCTTCTCGTATGTAATCTAAATGTCCGGGGTGTATTGGATCGAATCCACCAGAGATGATTACAACAGTCTTTTTAATCCCAGTCTCCGCTGTCTGCATCGTCAGCTTCCTCTTGTTCCCAGTCACTTTGTGGTAGACCTAATTCAATTTCTAGTTCACTACCACAAAATACACAATAACTTTCACGGTAATGAGTTTCTGACATATCATGTGAGAATCTAAAGGTAGACTCACATGTTGTACATTCAATTCTAATTGGTTTTGGCATATAACTTTATTCCTGCCTCGGCTAAAAATACGTGTCCACTTCCCTTGGAAGCATGATAATCGTTTATATAATAAACTTCTTTTATCCCCGCTTGATACACTAGTTTAGCGCATTCTATACAAGGCAAATGTGTTACGAATAATACAGAACCAACACTTGATTCGGTTGATTGGACTAACTTCATCAGTGCGTTTGCTTCAGCATGGATTACTTCTGGTTTGGTTTTAAGTTTTCTACCATAGCCGGTGTTGCCAAACTTCACTTCTTCTTCGCACTCGTTATCCCAACCAGCTGGCGTGCCATTGTATCCAATAGATAATATCCTACTATCTTTTACAATGACACAGCCAACTTGTAGCTTCTTGGCAGATGACAACTTAGCAGTCATTGCGGCTATAGAGAAGAAATAGTCAGCAAACTTTGGTTTAATACTACCTATTCCCAAACTTCACCCCAATCTCCACTGAGCGCACCACGAGCATAGTCAGTACTTCTATTCTCAAAGAAGTTTGTATGCGTTGGTGCATTCACCATTTCTTCTACCCAGAGTAATGGATTCTTCTTGACTTTGAATATACCTTTCAAACCAAGTGTAATCAATCTACGGTCTGCAATATATCTAATGTACTTCTTAACATCATCTTGTGTCAGATTTTCCATTGGACCCATTGAAAAAGCTAGGTCGATGAACTTATCTTCAAGTTCTACCATTTTCTCTGCTATTGTATATATGCGGGTCTTGAGATCATCATTCCAAATCTCTAGATTCTCTTCAACGTACTCGCGGAACAATCTAATCATGGACTCGGCATGCATTGTCTCATCAACAATTGACCAAGTAACAATCTGACCCATGCCCTTCATCTTACCATGACGTGGGAAGTTCAGTAGCATAATAAATGAAGAGAACAACTGCATACCTTCAGTAAACGCTGAGAACGCGGCTATGTTCGTTGCCAACGTCTTTTTGTCTACATCAGCATTAGACATATCCATAAAGTATTCATGCTTGTCTTTCATAGCTTCGTACTCTAGGAACTCATTGTACGTTGACTCAGGCATACCAAGAGTCTCAATGAGATGAGAGTATGCCGCAACATGTAATGCTTCTCTAGCCGCAAATCCCATCAGCATCATACGAACTTCGGGCTGAGGAAAGTGTGGTAAGTAATTGTTTACATATCCACCTGCCACATCAATATCACCCTGAGTAAAGAATCGAAAGATGTTGGTCAAGAATGCTTTCTCCGCATCGGTACAGCGGTCATTCCAATCTTTAACATCTTCGTTCATTGGTACTTCTGTGTGTAACCAGTGGCTTTGTTCGTGCTTCAACCAAGCATCATATGCCCATGGATAATTAAACGGCTTAAAGCAATCTCTTTCGTCTTGTAGAGTCAGTTTCTTTTTGGGTGACATTTATTGGCAGACCTTAAAATAGTTATTCCATTCGGAAGATGATGATAAAGCTACTAAATCTTGGTAGCCACCTATATTTGCACCGTCTACGATGATTTGTGGAACTGTACCAGTGTCTTGAGTTTCTTCCGTGAACTCTATCTCCATACCTACTAAGAATGATTTTGCATCATCACAAAATTGGCAATCACTTCTCGATTTAATTACTACATCAGTCACTAGTTTTCTCCCTTATCGATTTTTTTTATTTGGTTGAATCCCCATTCACGCTCCTTACACCACCAACAGTTATTACATCTTCCTCTATTCTGTTCAGTGCAACTATGCGTTATGGGCATTATGATACTAGCGATTCCAAGCTGAAATGCTAACTCTATGGTCTGTGCTTTTGTCCAAGTGGCGAAAGGATGACCAACGTACTGCTTGTGTTCTTCTGGTGTTTCGTACCTATCATTTGGTAATGGGAAATCAGGCAACATCTCTTGCATGTTCGGTGGATATGCATTCTTAGCATTAAGTAAGTATTCTGCTTTCCCTGTCTCCAATATTTCCCATGCACCAGATGTTACATAATCAGAAGGATTCTCGCTGTCTATTTTACCAACGATAGTAGTTTTCACTGGTGGTATCCTCATCCATTCATTAACTGCCTTTAGCACCAAGTTTGCATAATGTTCAGCCCCATCTATCTTGGGTACTGTGAACGGAACACATTCTTGCCTACGTTCAATGCATATCCTCTTAGCCATACACCATAAGACTGCGCTATCCCATCCACCAGAAACAAGTACACCTATCTTTTTGTCTTTGGGAATGTAACTGCTTACGGAAAACATGCCACTCACTATCATCCTTCGCATGCCAAACATTCATCATCATTAACAAGTGCTGTCATATCCAACTCTTTGATAATCTGGCGCTCTATTCTATTGGAAACTTTATCTGCTTTACCCAGTTTCTCTGATCGGCAGTAATATAATGTCTTCAGACCTTGCTTCCATGCTAGGTAATGTGCCGCATGTAAATACTTGATATTAACATCTGGACGGAAGAACAGATTGAGCGACTGTGCTTGATCTATGAACTTCTGCCTATCTGCGGCGTGTTCTATAACCCATCTCATGTCAATTTCCATTGCTGTCTTGAAGGTAAGTTTCTCGTAATCTTCAAGGCATTTCAAATGCTGAACTGACCCATCGTTTGCAATTATTGACGACCAAATCTCATCATAATCCAATTTCGGATCATTCTCAATTTTATTCTTGAGAAGCACATCCAAATGCTTATTTTTGTTGAGATGCGCGCCACTAAGTGTGT